GATTTATCATAAGTTTGATAATTATCTTTTATTGTCTTTAAAATACGTTTAGCAGTTTCACTTTGAGAACGATGTTTTTTAGCAATATTTTTAAGTTTTTTAAGAAGGTCTATGTAATATTGATTAAATATATAAGTTGGCGTTAATGATGTTTCCATTAATTATTTTATTATGTTTTAATTTTAATTAAATATCCTTAAATATATTTTCTCTTTCTTTTTGTAATTCATCAATAGACGGTAATTTTTTACTTGATTTTTCACTTTCTAAATTTTTATTTATTTCTATACCAGTTGTTCCTCCGCCTTCATTATCTATTATTCCCCATTTATATAATTTATCATTATTTATATTCATAGAATTTATATCATCATCTGTTATATCACTATATTTATCTGCTATTACTGAACCTAATGTAAATGCGCTCGGTTCATTTGTTGTTGTGTCATTTGTTGATACTGATGTATTTTTTGATGCTGTCTCTTTTTTTTCTCTTGTATTATTATTTGTAAATAAATAACCACGATTTGGTAATAATAAATAATCAAATACAGCTTTACCATATATTATATCTTTTGAAGGTAAAAACATTAAAGCAGGAACAGCGGTTATTTTATGATTAATTTTATTTATTATACTATCAATAACAACTAATTTAATCGTTTTTTGTGTATCATGGCGTTTTATAGTTTCTAATAATACATTACAGTGTTTGCACGTTTCACTATAAAATAATATCATTTATTAAAATAATCACATATTAATATAATAAAAATTGACATAAAATTAATAATATATATTTTAAATAAGTAATGTTTAAAAATTATACATTTGACATAAAATCTGATAAACATTCATTTGATATTGATAATCTTGATTTATCTATTATTAATAGTATTCGTCGTATTATTTTAACAGAAATTCCAACTGTCGGATTTTATGGTGAAGATGAACCAACTATTGATATTATTACTAATACAGGACCTCTACATAATGAATTTATGAAACATAGAATTGGTTTAATACCTATTAATGTTTCTGAAACAATTACAGATAATTATATTGATAATGATTATAAATTTAAATTACATATTATTAATAACGGTTCAACAACATTAAATATAACAACTGCTAATTTTACTGGAACTTACAAAGATAGAGAATTAACTCCAAAAGAATTAAATGATTTATTTCCTGCAAATCCAATTACAAAACAACATATTCTTATTACACGATTAAGACCGACAGAAGAATTACATTTTATTGCAACAGCTATTAAAAAAACAGCAAAAACGAATGCTTCATTTTCTCCTGTTTCACTTGCTAATTTCTATTTTATTGAAGACCCTACTGAAAGTGATAAAAAAGATAATATTTTAGATAAACATCGTTCATATTATAAAAATAAATATGGTGATCCAACATTAATTAAATTTGAAATTGAAAGTGTTAATAAATTATCTCATATATATTTATTCTCAAAAGCTATTGAAATTTTAATTAATAAATTAACATTATTAATTAATAATATTGATAATAATCAAATTTTATTAGAACCTGTCCCCAATAATCCATTTTCTATCAATTTTCATATTGAAAATGAAGATGATACATTAGGTAATGTTATACAATCTATTTTACATAATAAATTTATTCGTGAAAATAATAAACATAAAGGAATAATCTGTTCTTATATAGGATATATTTGTCCTCATCCATTAAAACAATTAATGATATTACGTATTACATTAGAAGAACAAACAAATGATAAAAAATTTAAACAATTTTTAACAGATAATTGTTATGATATTATCCGTTATTTAGAAGAAATTAATGGTGAATGGTTAAAATTTACCAGTAATAAGAAAAATAAATAATTATTTAATATAGATAAACCGGTGTTTTATAGAATGTCTCAATATTTAGTAGAGAACGATTAAATAATTGATATACAATATAATCAATATTTTGATATGATGAAATATTAAAATATCTTAAATTTTTATTATTTACTGTTTTATCATAATAATAATTAATATAAAATGGATAAACACCTCTATTAATATTATCTATTAATACTTTTGTTTTTTCTTCACTATCTGGGTTAATATCAATAGTTACTAAATATTCCAGAAAACTCATTTTATATAAATAAATATATTTTAAATATCTTTAAGTAATTTATTATATAAATTATATTGAATTTCAGAATGTTCTAATTTTTCACTATTATAAATATAACTATTCATATCATATTTATATTGTTTTTCAGGTTCAAATTCTATATAATTATTATTTATTTCATTATAAGTTAAATATTTTTTAGTTAAATCACATTCATTTATAACACCTATTACTTTTGCCATAATAACATTAAAATATATACCATTTGTAATAACAATTAATTTTAAATGTTTTGCAAGAGGTCTATTATATCTATATATAACAATATCAGTATCTAATAATATAATATCTTCATTATTTATATTATATTTATAGCGAATTAATGAATTATTATAAATATTATATTTATCATTATTATTTGGTAAATTAAATATTTCATTAGTTATTTTATCATTAAAATATAATAAAAATTTATTATAATAATTATTTAATAATTGTTTATTTTTACTATCAGTTGCTAATTTCCATTTACTCCAATTCATTCCTTCAATCATTTTTATTATTTTTTGATAATTAATATTAAAAATTAATCCTAATTTTTCATCTAATTCATCATTACCTAAATCATAATAATTATTTTTATCATTTTTAATAGTTATATTATATGGTAATGTTGAATATATTTTATTACGTTCCCATGAATATTCATTAGTATTAATATAATTATCATCATTAATAAATGTTTCAATATTATAAGTAATAACAAGATAAAATAAAATTATAATTATAATAATTATTATTATTTTTAACAACATCTATAATATAAATTATATTTAATTTATAGAATACATATTATAATTATGTTATTATTAGTAATTTTATTATATATATTGATATTATTATTAATATTTTATTTTAAACCGTCATTTATGTTCGATATTTATGGTAATATAAAAACATATAATTCTAAATCATTATTAACATTAGATATTATATATCCTATAATAGCATTATTATGTTATTTTATAATTCTTGTTATAAAAGTTATGTTAATTTCTTAAAATAATGGATGAATATATTAAAAATTGGATATTAACACCCAGAGAAACACTAAATTATAATTCTTGTTTATTTATTACTGGTAATTCTGGTATAGGTAAAACATATACTATAAATAAAATTTGTAATGAATTAGATTTATTTATTATTAATATTAATAGTTATAATTGTGCTTCATCTAAACAATTTATTGATTTATTATATAAAGCATTTGTATCTTCATTAATTCAACAATTAACAAATAATAAACAAAAAAAAATAATAATAATTGATGAATTTGAAACATTATTATCATTTGATAGCACTATGAATATTCATTTATTAAATTTTTTAAATACTAAACATAAACATATACCAATTATATGTATAGTTTCAAATAATATTAAATTAGGTGAAATTAAAAAAAATTGTATTTTTTATGAATTACCAACACCAAATTATTATACAATACATAATATTTTAATTAAATATAAACCAAATATTACTATTAATGAAACAAAAGATATAGTAAATAGAGCAAATTTTAATATTAAAACATGTATTCAAATTATTAATAATTTATATTATAATAAAAATGATGATATATTAGATATTAGCGAATTGTATGCTAATAATTTTAATAGAAATAATTTTAAAAAGATTATATATAAAGATCAGTGGATAATACCGTTAAAATTTCACGAAAATTTAATAATAGAATTAAATAATAGAAATGGATTAAAAACTCTGAAATATAATTTTTATAAAAAATTTATTTATGATTTTTGTAATTTTGATATTATGATGAATAAAAATAATGATATTGCAATAGATTTTTTTATAAGTTTTATTTATCCTTTATTTAATTTTAAACATAAAAATAATAAATCACATTCTCTTAATAATTTTACTAAATTACTTAGTTATTTATCACTACAAAAAAAAAATAATAAAAAAAATTATAAATTAATTATACCAAATAATCATTTTAACGGTAATTATCATTTGAGCATTATTAATAGAAAATTTATTTATTAATAATAGATAGTTATAAATTAAATATGTCAGATAGTTCTTCAATATCATCAATTGCTTCAAATGTTAGAAATACTATTGCTACTAATAGTGTTCGCACATTTAATACTATGTATAGTGCTGCATCTAAAAATTATTCATTATATGCAGGATTACTTGTTGTTATTCTTTTAGCTGTTGGAACATCATATATTATTTATATGTTATTAGGTAAATTATTATTTGCAAAATATAAAACTGTTGTAGAAGGCACTAAAATTCCTGTTGTTGGTAATAAATTATCTAAATTTGAGGCTAAATTAGCTGAAATGAGTAATGGTAATAGAATGAGTTATAGTTTTTGGATTTATTTAAATGATATGAATAAAAATAAAGGTAAATTTAAAAATGTTGCTTGTGTTAGTGATAATAAAGATACATTAGAAGTTTTTAATTGTTCTCCACATATTTTTATTGATAAAAATAATAATTCATTATATGTTCGTTTTGCTGTTAAAAATGATAAGTCTTTTACATTTCTTCCAAATGATAATGATGGATTATATAGATATATGAAGAGTGGTATTTCTATTGATTATATACCTCTTCAACGCTGGGTTCATGTTGCTGTTGTTTGTAATTCAGATACATTTAAAACAACATTATATGCTTATGTTGATGGTGATTTAGTTAAAAGTGTATCTAATAATGATAATTTTAAATTAGCTGTTGAACCTACTAATGTAAATGGTGTAACTGCATCATTAAGTAATATTAATTTAAATGTTACTGATTATTTATATGTAGGTAATGATATTACTGATATTGCTAATGGTCCCGGATTTTCAGGTCTATTATCAACATTTACTGCATATAATTATGAATTAAATCAAAGTGATGTATATGATATTTACAAAAATGGACCAATTACTGGTTTATTAGCAAGAATGGGACTTGGATTATATGGTGTTCGTAGTCCTATATATAAATTATAATATATATTTAAATTAGATATGATTGATATAATAATACAAATAATATTATCAGTTTTTTTAATTTTAATTATGGCTTTCATTAGTTATAATATATATGATAAAGAATATACAAGTAATATAACTATTTTTAATAAAAATAAAAAAGCTACTCCCATATTTAATGGTATTTTTGATTTTTCTAAAGATAAAGATTTAGATATTGAAACATACGATAAAAATATATATTCTTATTTAGATATTAATCCATCTATTAATCAAAATGGTGGTGCTGAATATTCATATAATTTTTGGCTCTTTTTTGATTTAAATAGTGGTGTTATTTCTAGTGATAATCAATTTAATACTGTTGAAACAACTTATAGTAATATTTGGGGAAGTGATGCCAATAAATATAAATATATAATTTTATTTTATAAAGGTGAAAAAACTTTATCACCATCATTCACTTCTAATGGTTATGAATGTGAAACAAAAGAAGATGTAGCTTTAATAGATAAAAATCAACGTATTTTAATTAAAAATCCATTAATTAAATTAAGAAATGATGGTAAAGAAATTATTGTTGAATATAATAATATAAATTATCCTGAAACATATAATAATAATGCTACACCTTTAAATTGTGCCGATACAGTTGTTAAAAAAGAATTTAGAAATAGTAATAAATTTGGTATTAAAAATATCAATACTGATTTATTTAAACAAAAATTTAATATGATTACTGTTGTATTTCAAGAAAATCCTAAAAATGAAGATTTATTTAATAGCACTAATGCTAATTGTAGAGTTTATTTTAATGGTGAATTATTTGAAGATAGATTAGCTAATACTACCAATCTAGAAAGTGCAACTATTGATAGTTTTAAATCCCGTGTTATGAAAAGTAATTATAGTAAATTACATATTAATCCTACACGTGATGCTACTAAAATTAATAAAATGAACCCTGATATTAATGAAATAACTTTAGAAGATACTATTACAAAAGTTTCACCTTTACAAATGGCGGATTTAACTTATTATAATTATGCTTTAACTAATAAAGAAATATTGCAATTATATAAAAATGGATTTAAAAAATCACCTGCTAATTATAAGAAAAATGAATTTAATTTATATAATAAGGGTAAAAATGATAGCAATTTTAAAATTGTTGATGGAATTTAATTTATTTATTTTTATTTATTGGTTTTTAATTATAAAACAAAAATATTATAAATTATTAAATGGGTGCTGGTCTTTTACAATTAGCAATTCAAGGACAATTTAATAATATTCTTTTTTATAATCCAAGTATTAGTTTTTATAATTATGCTTATAAAAAACATACTAATTTCGCTATGGAAAATATTTCACATAATTTTTTTAATTCACCATCCATGTTAAGTGAAATGCATAAAGGCGGTGATTATACAATAAATTTAGATGGTAATAAATCTGATATTGATTTATTATCAAAAATATTTTTAATATTTAAATTACCTGATATATATTCTAATGATAATTTTAAATTTAAATGGGTTGATAATATTGGTGCTCTTCTTATTAAAAGTGCTTCTATACGTATTGATAATACTCTAATTGAAACAATATATGGTGAATGGCTAGTTGTATGGAATGAATTAACTAATCCTGTTAAAGATAGTTTTAATAATATGGTTGGTAATATTCCTGAATTAACTAATCCTCGTAAAACTGAAACAACTATAAGAATTACTAATAATATTATTAGTTTATATGACTATTCTGCAAGTGATAAATCAAATTATAATAATCCATCTATTAAAAGTAGAATATTATCAATACCACTTCCATTTTGGTTTAGTAAAAATCCGGCATTATCTTTACCTTTAATTAAATTAATTAATAAATTTATTACTTTAAAAATTGAATTTGAAAATATTGAAAATTTATATACTATATATTCACCTATATATAATATGAATATTAGTCCATTACATTATAATGAAATACATAAAACTAATATTACTATTAATAATTTTATTAATAATAATAATTTTTATGCTTATCTTGAAGCAACTTATGTTATTTTAGATACCGATGAAAGAAAATCTATTATGGATAGTCCTATTTCTGAGTTTTTGATTGAAACAAGCACATCCATGACAACATCATTTCCTTCTGGTGCTAATTCTATCCGTGTTGTTGATGTTAAATCACAATTACAAGTTAAAGAAGTTATATGGACATTAAAACGTAATGATAATGTTAATAAATTTAATAATACTTTAAATTATTCTTATTCTGTTCCTTTTAATAATGAAAAATCTATTATGAAAAGTGCCGCATTAATATGGGATAGAGGTTCAACTAATGCACGTGTTGAAGAAAAAGATGCATTCTTTTATAATTCAATACAACCATATCAATATCACTCTACTATTCCAAAACAAGGTATATATTGCTATTCATTTGCTATATATCCTGAGAAATGGTTCCCGTCTGGTTCTTATAATTCTGCGGGTGTTTCAACAAAATTATTTATTAAATTAAATGAATATCCTAAAGATTATGTTGATATTATTTATAATAATAATAATATTATTAATAATACTGATATTATATGCACAGTTTATATAGTTCAATATAATTTATTAGTTTTTCAATCAGGTGCAGTTGGTCTTAAATTTCAAAATTAATATTATATCTATATATAGAATATGGATTTAACTTTATTTATTATTATTGTTATTGTTATAATATTTATTTATTATCTTATTAATGTTATTAAAGATTTACAAATTCAAATACAAAGTTTAAATATATCTCATAATGGTAGTAGTAAAATTACTGTTATTGATACAGATACAATTGATGTTAAAATGAAAAAAGATTTTGTTAATCTTTTAGATTTTATTAAAAATTATTTTATTTAAGAATAAAATGTAATTATAATTAATATGCCCCGAAAAAAAACAGTTCAAGATACTACAACTGTAAAAAAAACTAATAAAAAAAATATTATTGATACTATGATTAAAACAACTGATGATAATAATGATGATATTATTATTCAATTACCTATTAATCAAAGTAAAATTAATTCTATTATAAATAATGATAATCAAGATACTAAAATATTAGTTCCTACACCATATGAATCCAATTCTTATTTTATTAATGATGCTGAAAATATTTCTTGTGATAATGAATATCAATCTAATTATTCTAATCCTTCTACTATTAATAATAACTCACACTGTTTTTGGTGTTGTCATCCAATACCTTCAACTATTTATGGCATGCCTTATAATTATGATAGTATTAATGATAATTATTTTATATTTGGTTCATTTTGTTCCTTACAGTGTGCAAATGCTTATAATTTCTCAGTTCATGGCAGTAGTGATAAAGTTTGGGAAATAAATAGTTGGATACAAATGTTAGCTAAACGCTATGGATTTAATAATATTATTCGTCCAGCACCTTCTAAATATCTATTAAAAATGTTTGGTGGTAATTTATCTATTGAAGAATTTAGAGAAGCACATTTAAAAGAAGATAAAACATATGTTCTTAATATACCACCTATGATTTCAATAAATAGTAGTTCAGAAATTTTAAATACTTCTTATTTAGCTAAAATTTCTGAAAATAAAAAACAAAAAAAGAAAATTTAAAATATATTATATTATAAATGACAAAAACTAATGATGATTATTTGCCATTAATACATTATTTAAACTATTTATCTATTCTTCTTCAGCTGTTTTAACTGTCTTTTTTTACTGCTAATGGTTTTCTTGGTGTTTGACCTGTTTTTTTAACAGGTTTGTCTTCAATTTCTGGCTTATCTTCTTCCTCCTTTTTAACTTCTTCAACTTTTTTTTCATCATCAACAACAATACTCTTTTTAGATGCCCACATTTTTGCAATATGTTGCATTTTTTCTTTTGCATTCATTTGTTTTCCTTCATCACTTTCTTTAAGAATAGCCATTTGTTCTGTCATAAATTTATTATATTCACTCGGCTCTCTTTTTGGTTTATCATCATTTTTACTTCCTTTAGGTTTCTTTTTCATATCATTATATACAGTATTAATGATACTAATCATCTCTTTTTTATCAATTTGTTGAGGTAATGTTAAAAGAAAATCTTTAAAAGCACTAATAATTTTTTCTTGTTCCATTAGGTTTATTATAATAATTCATATTAACTTTTAAATCATTTTTTTATTTTTTTTCATTATTTTTGAATATATTTATATTTTTCTTTAAATAAAAAATTGATATAAATATTTAATTGTTTTTATATATTGATATATATGCAAGATAATATTTACTTTACTGATTATAAAGTTAGCACAATTACTTGTAATGCTGATTTAGGTATATATTTAAATCTTGATATTTTATATGAAAATTTTGATATAAATGATAAATTTATTTGGATTTACTACCCTAAAATTATAGATAGAATTAATTATAGAGGTATATATCCAAAAAAGAAAAGAACGCCTAAAAAAGAAAGTGTAAAGAAAAATTTATTTGATAATCAAGTTACAACAATTTTTAAAATTAATGATAATTATTATCCTAATTTAAAAATTTTTAAAAATGGTAATATTCAAATTACTGGTATTAAAGAACAAAATATAGTTGAAGATATTATTAGTTTAATTATTATTGAAATTAAAAGAATTAATTCTATTAATACTAATATTATTATTAATAATGATATTGAAAATATTTCTTTTAAAAAATTTGTTATAAGAATGATTAACACAGATTTTAAATCTTATATTGATGATACATTTGAAAATAAATTTTTAATAAGACGTAAAATACTTCATAAAATTTTAATTAGTGATTTATATAATAATAAATGCAGTTTTGAACCAGGTAGATATCATGGTGTTAAACTTGAATTTTTCTGGAATTCTAATAAAAAAAATACTAATGGTATATGTTTATGTGAAAAACACTGTTTTGGTAAAGGAACTGGACATGGTGAAAATAACTGTAAAAAAATTACAATTGCTATATTTGAAAGTGGTAGTGTCTTAATTACAGGTGGTGTTTCATTTGAACAAATTGATGAAGCATATGAATATATTACAAAAATTTTAAATAAACATAAAAATGAAATTCAAAAATCTGATTTAAATTTATTATTATTATAATATTTCATCTATTTTTAGTAATATATTATCAAATCCATTAATTATTTCATTATTATAATACATTATATAATTATTTTGTTCTATTATAATTTTTATTTTTATTATTTTATCATTTTTCATAAATGTTCTATTACATATTAATATATCTTTATAATTATCATAATCATCATTATATAAATCATTTATCTCAAATTCATTATTTTTTCTTTTATTGATTATATAACAATCAATATATTCTATATTTTTATAATTAAATATTTCAAATAATTCAAGTTGAATATCATTATCATCCGTTATTATTTTATTATTATATTCAAATTTTATTATCTCATTATTATCAAATAATTTTATTTTATGTTCTATTCCATTTACATTAAATATATATGTATATATATCTCCTTCATCAGTATAATCAATTGTTAAATATAAATCTTTACAATTTTTTTTAATAAATAATTGAATATCAATTAATTCCAACATTATTATAATATTTTTTTAAATTATTATAATCATTTTTTATATAAAACTATAATTATTAATTTAAACATATAAATTATATAAGGATAATGAATAGGTCAATTTATTTTGCTTTTATAGCAATTGGAAATAATATCATATATAATTATTATTTATTAGGTTATATGTTTTTTCCAAAATATTTTAAACAATCTATTGTAAATCAAAAAAAACATAATGATATTATTTATAATAAAATGATGTTATTATCATTTACAGATGATATTTATAATACATTTAATATAGATTTAATACATTTATATAAAAAATTCATTAATTCAATCAATACTACAACTCATGATATAATTGAAGATGATATTAGTGTTATGAGTGATATGAGTGATATAAGTTCATTAAATGAATTGGAACAAGATAATATTAATAATACTGATATAAGTGATATTATTAATAATAATGTAAATGAAAATATTGATATTATTAATATTGAATATAATATTAATATTAGTGATAATAAAAAAGATGATTAATTATGAATTATAGTATTACATATTCCTAATTCTTTTGCTGTATTAGCATCAATAATTGAAAATTTATTATTTATTCCTTCAATTTTGTCATCTGGCATATTTGTTTTTTCTTTTAATATTTTTTTTATAATATTAAATATTAAATTTGTATTTGCTATATTATCACTTAATAATAATGCATTTTTCTTATAATAATATAATATATTACTTACTATATATGCATAATCAAACATAAATATATGATCACAATATAACATAGGTAATAAATCATCAATACTTATTGGACCATCTATTATACCATAAACAGGTGCTTTTATTTTTAATATTCTTGGTATAATATTTAATGTTCTAAATATTATCGGGTCTTCATTATCTCCATTTTCATAATCATCTGAAGTATCATTCGTATTTTTATCACATGCTTTTCTACGAGGATATAAAATAACTGGTGTTAAATTATCTTCAAATAATATTTTATCTATTTTATCTAATGAATTATCACAAGTAATCATAACAATATTATTATGATTATTTTGAATAATTTTTTTGATATTTATTTTTTTCTTAATATTTTTTGGTTTTTGTTCAATTTTAATTATTCTATCTACTATACCTTTTTTTAAACAAAAATTACTATCTAATAATAAATCATGTTGTAATAATTCTAATAATTCTTCTTCTTCAAATTTTGTTTTATCTTTATACATTTCAATTATTTTTGAAAAATATTTATCATATAAAAACATCATATTCTTAATTTTTTCATGTTTTCCATAAATTGCTGCCGAATAATCATGAATTAAACAATAACCATAATTATTTATTAATCTATAATGACTACTTATAGTTAAAAATGTTGCCGCTGATGCACTATAATTATCTATTATTGTTGCTATTGGAACATTACTTAAAGCAAATACACTTAATAATCTCATTCCTGCAGTAACATAACCACCATGTGATGCAATATGTATTAATATAGGTTTAGGTTGTATTATTGCACCATCTTTTGTTATAATTTCTTTATTGGCTTCATTAATCTCATCAATTAATTTATTTACAGATTTATTTGTAACTTCTGAATTAAAATATATATGAGTTAATTTATTACTAAAAAAATCTTCATCTGTCATATTTTCAAAAACGCTTACATCAACTTTCATTTAATACTATTATTTTATTAGATAATTATATATTTTATCATAAGTTATACTTACATAAGTTTTATAATTATTATCATCATTTATATATGTATCAATCATTATTTTATAATAATGATATGGTGTTTGTTTATAACAAACAATTATTATTATATAATATATTATAAATAATAATATACTAATATAAATATCAATCATATGTATTTTAATTGGAAATTTAATTATTAATAATATTGGTATAAATTTTATTAAAATATTAATTATAAAATATTTAATTAAATTATATTTTGATATTTTTGTTGTAGATAAATATAACATTTCAAATATTGTAAATATATATCCACATATTAATATAAATAATGGATTAAATTTTATTAATTTTATATAATATAATATAAACCATATAAATATCCAATATGAAAATATTTCAAACATCTATTTGTTATTATTATAAAAAGATTTAAAGATTTAAATATACATTATGTTATAAACTATAGAAACATAAATGTCAAAAGAAGATAATGTTGGTATTGGTATTGATTTAGGAACTACTACAAGTTGTGTTGCTGTTTGGATTGGCGATCGTGTAGAAGTTATTCCCGATCATCAAACCGGATCGCGCATTATTCCTTCTTATGTAACATTTACTGATGATGAAAAATTAGTTGGCGATGCATCTAAAAATGTTTCTACTATGTATCCTAAAACAACTTTTCATGATATTAAACGATTAATTGGACGTAAATATGATGATCCATACGTCCAATCTGATAAAAAATTATGGGCATTTGATGTTAAACCAGATACAAATAATAAACCAGTTGTATCTTTTGATTATAAAAATGAACATAAAGAATTATATCCTGAAGAAATTTCAGCTATGGTTTTAGCAAGACTTAAAGAAACTGCTGAAGCATATCTTGGACATCCTGTTAAAAAAGCTGTTGTTACTGTTCCTGCTTATTTTAATGATAGTCAAAGACAAGCAACTAAGGATGCTTGTGTTATTAGTGGTATGGAATGTCTAAGAATTATTAATGAACCAACAGCTGCTGCAATTGCGTATGGTCTTGATAAAGTTGAAGATAATAAAGAAAAAACTATTCTAATTTTTGATGAAGGCGGTGGCACTCATGATTTATCTATTTTAACTATTGATGGTGGTATTTTTGAAGTTAAAGCAACTGCAGGTGATACTCACTTAGGAGGTG